TAACAGGTAAAGCTAATATTACACCAAGTGGTGCTACAGCTACCTTTGCATTAGACATAGACTTTGACGCTAAAGCAAACACAAGCATAGGTGGCTCTGTTACAGCTACACTTACTGCTGCAGATGTTGAGGGTGACGGTCAAGCAAGTGGTTTCTTAAGCACTACTGCAGCGTTCCTCTCTATCTACATCACAGACTTTGCAGATGAGGATGCACAAGCTAGAGCATTCATGCCAGTGGCAGCGTCTAGCATTACAGCAAGTGACTTCGGTGACGTAGATGCTAAAGCTAATACTGATATTGGCGGCTCTGTAACAGCAGCACTAGCAGTATCAGCATTCGATAACGTTAAAGGTGCAGCTAACAACACACCCAGCGCAGTAACAGCTACGATAGCTAACGCAGCGTTTGACGATGTAGACGCACAGGCAACAGTAGTACCACCATCAGCAGTACTTACACAAGCTGTTAACCTAGATGACCCTATTGCTGTACGATTTGATTTCACTCCATTTAGAGATGTCTACGATAGAAATAGAATTATTTATGTAGTATCGTATGGTGGCAGCGATACAGCACACATTAAAGAAGAAAACAGAACAGTTTATATAGAAAAAGATACACAAAACAGAACTGTGTATATTGCAGCATAAGGACTAGACATGTCTTATAAGTGGCCCAACAAAGATCCAGATGAACAGAACGTAGACTACAACGTTGATTGGTCACGCTTTCTAGGCGATGACACTATATCTTCTGTTGACTGGTATATTTATGATGCCGATGGAAACAAAGGTAGTGCTTTGTCTGACTCTGATGTAGTCAATGGGTTGCAATATGTTACTAGCTCTACTAATACAGCAAACACTGTTGCTACTATTAGACTTTCACTAGGTACAAATAATGTACGCTACAGAATCGTATGCAGAATAAATACATCAGATAATGGATACTTTGAGCGTTCTATTTATTTGCGTGTTAAGGAAAAGTAAAAGATGGCGTATGATTATTTAGGTTTAGTTAATGATGTTAACCGTAGACTAAACGAAGTAGAATTAACTGCAGCAAACTTTGCATCTACTACAGGCTATTACAGCTTTGCTAAAGATGCAGTAAACGCTTCTCTACGTCACATCCAACAAGAAGAGTATGAATGGCCTTGGAATCACGTAGAAGAGATTGAAGCTCTTGTACCTGGTGTAGTAAGATACGGCTTTCCGTATGACGCTAAGACAGTTAATATGAACACGTTTAGGATCAAGCGTGATAACTCTCTTAACGTATCTACACGTAAGCTAAAAGTAATATCTTATGAAGAGTATCTTAATAAGTACGCTGATCTAGAGTATGACACGAATACCAGTAACAGAAGCACACCTACTCATGTAGCACGTGCACCTAGCCGTGAATTTATGTTATACCCTAGCCCAGACGCAGCCTATGAGATTGTGTATGAGTATTACAATGTAGGTTTCGACTTAGAGAATGCTACCGATGTACCTAACCTACCTGAGCAATATAAGTATGTTATTGTAGATGGTGCTATGTATTATGTTTATCAATTCCGTGGCGATATGCAAGCGGCACAATTAGCTTTAAATAAGTTTGAGCAAGGTATTAAGTACCTACGCAGTATCCATATTAACCGTACCGACTATTTAGGTGATACAAGAGTTTACTTCTAATGGCTACACAATGGTCTACCTTTCCTATTGAGTTTAGAGGTGGTTTGATCTCTAACTTATCAGCCTTGCAGCACGGTACTAATGCTGTGGGTTCTGCTACTATTCTACAGAACTTTGAACCTAACAAAGAAGGTGGCTACTCTAAGATCAAAGGGTATGAAAAGTTTAGCACTACTGAGGTTACAGGTAGTGGACCTATACTAGCTCTTAAAGTTATCTCTTCAGGACGTATTATTGTAGCACGTAAGAATGCTAGTAACTACACTCAGTACTATTACGGTACAGGTACTACATGGACTAGCATGGCTACAAGCGCAAGTACTAATGGTGGCAAAGCGCGACACGTAGAGTATAACCTAGATGGTGATGACAAAGTAGTTTTTGTAGACGGTACTAACTTCCCTGGTATCTACAATACTTCTGGTAACACTATGACGTTCCTTACTGCTGCAGATAGTGCAGATGTAAGTGGGGCAGAACACGTAGCTATATTTAAAAACACAGCGTTCTACAGTAAAGGTAACAACATATTCTTTACTGCACCTTTTACAGTAGACGACTTTGACGTAGCTAATGGTGCAGGTAGTATCAATGTAGGTACAGACGTTACAGGCTTAGCAGTCTTTCGTGATCAACTTATTGTATTTACTACAAGCAGCATTAAACGTTTAACTGGTAGTACCTCTGCTGACTTCCAGATGTCACCTATTACAGATCGTATTGGTTGTATTAATGGCGACACTATTCAGGAAGTCGGTGGTGACATTATCTACCTAGCCCCTGATGGTCTACGTCTATTAAGTGCTACTGATCGTATTGGTGACTTTGCTCTAGATGTTGCATCAGATAAGATACAAAAAGATGCTGTAGACTTTCTTAACACTGCGTCAATCTTTTCTTCTGTAATCCTGAGAGAAAAAGCCCAGTATCGTATCTTTGCTTATGTTTCATCTGAGCGTAGTGACACATCTAAAGGTTTGCTTGCTACAAAGTTTATCTCTCAAGGTGCTTCAGGTTTATCATGGGCTACAACTAAAGGCATCAAGGCATATGTAGCTGATAGTAGATATGCTAACGATCAAGAGACTATAGCGTTTGCTAATGAGGATGGCTACATCTATATCTTAAACACAGGTAATACTTTTGATTCAGATATCATTGAAGCTATCTATGAATCGCCTTTTATGCCTATCTCTGATCCACAGGTACGTAAGACATTCTATAAGATGACTTTGTATGCTGAACCTACAGGCAGCATGAACTTAGATGTTAACCTGAAGTACGACTTCGCATCATCTACTAACACAAAGAAAGTACAACCTGCTACATTTAACATCACTAGTACAGGTAATACCGTTTTCCAGTTTGGTGCATCTAATTCACACTTCGGGCCACAAGACCCTGCAGACCCTACGCAAGTAGACACAACAGACCCCACCTATGAGGCAACAAAAACGTATGCTACATATGGTGGTGAATTAGACACAGTATATGACTCTAATGTTATAGGCTCTGGTAAAACAGTAGCAATACGAATTGAAGACAGTTCAACAAACCCAACCTTTACGCTCGACACAGCGTTATTAGAATTTAGACAAAACGATAGGCAGTAATATGGCAGGTTATACACGTCAAGATACAGCAAACAACATTGCTAACGGTAACGTTATTGATGCAGATGATTTCGACGCAGAGTACAACGCTGTCGAAGCTGCCTTTAACGCATCATCAGGACACAAACATGATGGTACAGCAGGTGAAGGTGCACCTATTACAAAGGTAGGCCCAAGCCAAGACATCATTGTATCAGCAACAAATGTCAATCCTAAAACAACTAACACGCTAGACCTTGGTGTTTCTGCAGGTGTTAAGTTTAAGGATGGTTACTTTCAAGGTACACTTGTAGGTGAGACAGCAGTTAAGGCTGGCACCAACAGATACATGACGTTGACAGATAATGAGCTTGATGTATCTACTGGCGATCTTACTCTTGATGTAGAGGGTAATATTGTTATTGATGCTAATGGTGGTGACATTACGCTGAAGGATGATGGCGCTACGTTTGGTGGTATTTCAAACTCTTCAGGTCAGACAGTAATTAAGTCAGGTACTACACCTACTACAGCTATTACATTCTCTGACGCAGATGCTACGCTTGCAGGTAACACAACTGTATCAGGTACATTAGACGTAACAGGCGACATCAACTTCAATAGTACTACTACTAGTACCACTAAAACTACAGGTGCTGTGATTATTGACGGTGGTGTAGGTATCGCTGAGAATGTTAACATTGGCGGTGATGTAGCTATTGATGGTAACCTGACTGTATCAGGCGCAGGTAAAAACATTACAGGCGACTTGATTGGTGACGTAAAGGCAGCAAATGGTACTAGCGTTCTTGATAGCGGTACTGATGGCACAGATGCTACATTCACAGGTGACGTAACGGGCGATTTAACTGGTAATGCAGACACGGCTACTACATGGGCAACTGCACGTGAGATTGCACTCACAGGAGATGTCACAGGTACTGTAACAGGTGTTAACGGCGGTGGTAATATTAGTATTGCTACTACTATATCTGCAGATTCTGTTGCGTTGGGTACGGACACTACAGGTAACTACGTAAATGATGTCACTGCAGGTACTGGTGTTACAGTTACGCACACCGCTGCTGAAGGTTCTAGCCCTACTATTGCTATTGGTCAGGCAGTTGAAACAAACTCAAATGTTACATTCAATGATGTCACAGTATCAGGCAATCTTACTGTATCAGGCACAACTACTACAGTTAACACAGAGACAATCAATCTAGCAGATAACCAGATTGTTTTGAACTCAAACTTCACTGGTGAAACGCCAACAGAAGACGGTGGCATTGAAATTGAACGTGGTGATGAAGATAATAAAACACTTATATGGGATGAGTCAGACGACAAGTGGACAATAGGAAGTGAGACATTTGTAGCAGGTACTTTTGAGGGTAACCTCACAGGCGATGTCACAGGTACAGTTCAAACAGCAGCGCAGCCGAACATCACATCTCTTGGTACACTGACTACTCTTACTGTAGA